CAGTAACTCCAGTTAAATCAACCCCGTTTAATTCTCCGATTAAATAAAACTGTTCTAAAAACAATTCTCGTCTAGGTTCTGTATAAGTATTGTTTAACTGCTCAAAACTTAAATCAATAGCCGTTCTATCACTTAACGCCCCCTCAACACTTATACCAACTAAAGACTTGTTCGGGATTTGATGCCCAGTGATTATCTTCTGTTGGTTCGTTTTAGATATTAATTCAAATTGTTTATCTAAGTCCGAAGTTTGGAAAGTTGTCCATTCTGCACCTTTATCGCCTCCTTCATTTGCAAAGTTCAATAAAACCTTAGAACCAGAAACACCAGTAAATTTGCTGTTAAAAAGCCTTTCAAGTTTTTTCTTTTCGTCTTCTGTTGGCTCTCCTTTAAATAAACTCAACATCCCTTGAGCGGTCATGCCATTTAAAGCTAAGTTATTTTGAAACTCACTTACGGCAACATCTGTATAAATATTAATAACAGCCCCGATATATTCTGGTAATGGGTAAGTATCTCCTATCCCATCGTAATATTGTTCTGTTACCTTGTAGTAAAGCATTTGAGCGCCTTTCCTTACATTCGGATTAAATATATCGAATGTTGAATACTCAGGACTTGATAGCGGTTTACCGTATTTATCTAACCATGAATCCGCATACATTACCGTTTTGCCATCCTTGCCTACTCTACACTTTGAAAACTGTAAAGGATATACTTCACACTTCAATCCAGCTAAATCCCATATAATTTGCCAACAAAACCCGTTAAACAACTCTAAAGATGTTACAGTTTTTTTAAATACCGAATCCCAATCTTCAAATCTATTTGCTTTTTCTAAAAATTGCTCTGCCTTTATCGCATCAATTAAATTAATGTATTCATCGGTATCAATCTTTAAGCCCTTACCGACAATGTATTTAACCTTAGACTTAATTATTGCCCCGTGTTCTGGGTGCTTATTATAAAGGTCTATTAAGAAGTTTAAATAATTATTTTCTTCTCCATAATAAACAAAGTCCTTATTTTTAAGTTCTTTAAACTTCGGCATCACCGAATTATTGAACTCTATTTTTACCAAATTACCTACTATTTCAACGGCCATAATGTGGGATTGATGATGATGTATTTTTATAATGAGGTAATTCTGGCAGAGGTTTTAAGTAATTCATTTTACCACTTTCAACTAATCCAGTTAATGTGTTTAAATCTAATGTATCAATATTATCAAAATCAAACGTGTCAGCATCTGCCATTTCATAAATATAGTACTTATGAAACCCGTACTCATGCAATCCTAACTCCGCATCTAATGGTACTGGTGAATCTTTAACAGTTACCAAGAACTCATTAAATCTATCCGTATATGCGCTTAACTCAGTTCCAAGTTTACAACCTACTTTTTTCTTAGTAAAGTCGTTTGTTGCTATTAACACAAACTCAGGATTTGATAATGTAACTTTTTCATTCAATGTAAAAAATAAATAATTTTCACCTAAACGAATAGTCATATAATTATATACACTTATTTAAAAAAAATTCAAAAAAAAAGCAGCCTTACGGGGCTGCCTTTTAACCATGAAAACAAATAAATTAATCGTTATCTCCAATAATAGTGTTAGATACTGTCAATGCTCCTACTGGTTCCATTCCTTTGAATACTAAAGTATATCCGTTCAAATCTCCCATGTTAACACCAGTTGGTGCTTCTGATGGGTCTAAACTTAGACCGTTTGAAATTCCGTAAACAAAATTACAACATCTTGATGCGCCAATGCTCTAATAGCATAAGAAGTAGCCGCAGCCCTTTTATGAAGGGTCATGTTAACGGTTTGTTCCCAGAACGTAGTTCCAGTTTGTCTATTAGATTGCGGTGCTTCGGTTGCACTCGCAGTATTAAGTTCCTGCTCATAGAGCCAGAACTTAGTACCGCCAGTTAATGTAATCGCTGTAAGAACGCCAGAAGCCTCAGTATATGATTCGATGTTCGCAAGTTCCGTAATCCAGAACTTCTTTACTCCACCTTGTGCATCTCTGCACGATTTAGAGTAACCTGATAATATAGATGGGCAGTTACTTGGCATTTATTTAGGTATTAACTTGTTTAACAACTTGGTCAGGGAATGCTACTTGAGTTCCCATTTTAAACTCACATACAAAACGAATCTCATCCGCTTCTTTAGCGAAGAACAAATCGTATTTCTCTTGTTCGTTTAATAGGTCAGTTCCTAAGTACATATTCTCGGTTGACATAGCGTAAACTAATTTAGTTCCGCTTAACCCTAGAACTGGTACAATCTCAATGTTAGTATTCTCTACATAAAGAGTGGGTGTAGAACCTGTGATGTGGTAAAGGTTATCAATTCCTAACTTCAAACCATAATCACGAGCCTCTGCCATTCCCATAAATACTTTTACATTAGGGTTTGCCAACATATCGTCAGTCATTGCTGCATATACATTTTGTAAAGCAGTTCTTGAGTTTGCTACGCTCCAAGCTACGGGAGTTGCTACAATCTCATCAGAAGCGGCTGCGATAATCTTAATAAGTCCATCGAACTTGTTAAGGTACACATCTGAACTTCCAGTATCACCTTGCCAGATTGCTGTGTCAACACGTTTACTGATGTTTTGTTGGATGTCTGCCAAAATATCATTTCTGAAAGTTAGCATATCATAAGTGCTACCAGCTTTAAGTGCTTTTTGTAAAAACTTACTTTCTAAGTCTTTTTCACACCATTTAAGGTTTAATTTGATTTTACCTACAGTAATTGTACGTTGTGTGAATAACGTGTCCCCTGATGCGGAGAATCCACAAGCTGTGCCAGATTGCCAAACGGCTTCTGTTGCTTGGATGTTGATTGTTTCAGCTGACTTAATGCCAGGCTGAACGTTCATATACTTAGAAGTGTTCCCCTCTGCGACTATCTTATAGATAATCTTGGAAGCATCTTCTTCGGTATAGTTTGATAGTTCTGATACGTCGTATGCCATTTTTTTAGTTTTTTGAGTTTATTTTTAATATTTTGTCTAATTGCTTGTTAACTATTGAGTGTTTGTTTCTCGGCACTTCAATAGGGTTTGAAGAAGGGAGTTCTAAAATCTCACTAAAGAGTTTAATAAATTGCCCTACGTTTTCTTTTAATTCTGAAACCTCTTTTTTCTGTGCTTCAAATTTTAAACTAAGTTCAGACTTCTCTGATTCTAGTTTTTCCACTTGTGATTTAAAGCCAGATATTTGGCTTTTAACCTCTGCAACATTCATTTGTGGTTCTACTGGTGCTACTGCAACCGCAAGAGGTGTAACAGCTTTAACTACACTTACTCCGTTTTCGATTGCAACAGTTATAACCGTTCCATCTTGTAAAGTATGTTCACCCTCTGGGGCGTTTACTTCACCCTCTGGGGTTACTACTGTAATAACAGTTCCTTCGCCTAGTTCTGGTGTGTTGTATTTTACTACGGTAACACCATCGCTTAAAAGTGATTCACCAAACTGTACAGGCTGTGCTGGTACTGCTGGTGCTACTGGTACGCCTACTGGCTCGGTATTGAACTTACTAACAAACTCCTTGAGTTTTAGTTTTAGTTCTGCTGGGATAGCATTGTTTAATTCTTTTATGTCCATTGTTTATATTTACTTTTTTAATTAAAATCTTTTAAAAATTTCGCTAAAGTTTTCACTTCGTTCTCTGTTAAGTCACTTGGTACGTCTTCAAAATACCCCTCAACTGAAAAGCCTTTAAATATTCCAGTCTTAATATAGTCGTTCCACACCTCATCGTTATCTACTTTAAACTCTACGAACCAAGTACCATTCGGTAAAGTGTCAAACCCTTTTGGTGTATTAATACCTCTATCGGTATTAACTATAAAACTAGAAACCATATAAATATCTGGTAACACCATCATGCTTTCGTGCATTGGGTTCGTTCTATTGCCAAATTGATTCTTATGGAATTTGTTAACTATCTTTTCAATAGTTTCTTTTGAAAACCAAACGTTATACTCGCCTCTTTCATCGTTTCTATAAATTGGCGTGTTTGGTAACATTGCCGCCCCTGCTATAATTCTCTTTTCACCCGAAACGGTTTGGAACTTTCTAACTACAGCTTTGTTAAATGATTGCCAGTTTATTTCTATTGCTGGTTCGTCTACTAATGCAATGGCAGAAACGCCTGAGTGGTCATCTTCGTTAATAATTAACTCAAACAATGGAAGCATATATTTATATACTTCTTTGTAAAAAATATATTAAAAACTTGCCTGGCTTTCTAATCGTGAAACCCTGTTTTGTTTTTCTGTCATTTCAGTTTCTACGACGTATGCTTTTATGTTAAGATTTTGCCCTTGTTCGTTTAATCTTGTTAACGGTTGATTAATAACGGGGGCTTGTGTTTGTATTTGTGGGCCTCCAGAACTTATGTTTGTATTGCCTACTGTACCTTGCCCACCAGAATTATACTGGGTGCTTAATATTTTAGCTACGTTTGCCGCAGCAGCTACCCCTGTTGAAATTGCTAAAGGAATTGTTAAAGGGCCATAAAGTGCAGATTGTGCAAGTATTCCCTGCACCGCATTAACAGCATCTATTGTGGCTCTTGTTGCTGCAAACGCTTTATTTACTTGGAATTGTTTTCTTCTTAATTTTTCTTCTTCTGCAACATTCCCCCTTACCGATGCTAGTTGAGCGTTAAAATATGTTGCCGATAAATCTTGAGCAGCATTAAAATAATTTTGTTCTATTTGTATTTCTGCTGCTGCTCTTGCTATTTTACGCTTCTCTAATTCATCCTCTACCGCTTTAGCAAAGTCAGCCGTTTTCTTTATATCTTCTCTTTTTTGTTGCTCTGTAGATTTATGAAGTTCCACATCTGTTTTAGCTTTATTAATCTTATGTGGCAATATTAAATCATTCCAGGTCATTGCCTCAATTTCAAACAGGACATACTCAAACGCCTCTTTGTCTTTTATTTGCTGCTTATATAAATCGGTATTAATCTTTGCCGCTTGGTTAGCTAAATCAATAGCCGCCTTTTCTGCTACTACTGCAAGTTCATTATTTTGCGATTTTGTTCTTGCTAAATTAGCCTCAAAAGCAGTTTTTTGAATCTTAGCTAAGTCTTCATTAAGTTTAGCTAAAATATTAAGCCTATCCCCAGCCCCCTCTAAATCTACATAATATAAACCTGTGTTTTGGTCTCTTCTTAATTTATTAGTTTCAACTCCATAATCCGCTAATAAATCAAATATTTTTTTACTTGTTTCCTCTGCTAATCTTGTTCTTTCATCGCTCCCCTTTTTTTGAATCTTTAATACTGATGCCTCATACTCGGACATCTTCCCAGTTAATACATCTAATTCTATTTGAGTTTCAACTAATCTATCGTTAAACTCCTTTTGTGCTTTTTCTGAATCTGCAAGAATTGTATTTAAGTCTTCTTGCGCTTTTGCATAGTCTGTTGTATCTCTT